AAACTCAGGGAACGCTGCACCTTCTGCAATGTCCCAGTCACCTTCTAGTAGTTGGCGACGTAGGTGCTCAGGCATAGAGAGTAGGTTGGCTTCGTACATACCATCGTCAGCTAGGTACGGGTTGTCGAATAGGTTAGCAGGGATGAACCGGCGCTTAAGCATTGGTTTACCTACAAGGTCGTTCTCTACAGCGTACTTAGAGGTAGCAGGCCAAGTGATAAGGTCTCCTGTCTCGTGGTCCTTAGCCCAGAAAGCATCCCCGTAGGGAGCAGGGTCAATGAACATCTTCTTAACCCACGAGTTACCCGACAACCAAACACAACCTTTTTGACGTACAAAGAATAGCTCAGTGTCAGGAACCTCCAGGCAGTAGACCTCTCCTGTAAAACTCTTGGTATCTACATTTCGGTTCTTATCAAGCTCCCAGGTCTTCTTTAAACTAAAGTTGATTGTGTAGGACAGACCCTTCCTGTTCTCTCTCTGTCTTTGAGATGCGAAAACACTGTACCCTAGCTTAACAAACATTTCCTGTACGTCTAATGACAGTTGTTTAGAAGTTGTAAAGTACTGGCCGCACTCTCCACGAACACCCCATGTTCCATCCCCATCCATTAAGACTTGGGCTAAGATATCCAGTAGGTCTGAATCAAGCAGCTCCCTAGGGATGTACTTGTCACGACACTTCCCCTGGGTTTTAAAGTAAGCCCACCACTTAGGGGAGGACACTTGGAACCCAGTACGAGATACACGATAAGAGAACTTACAGCGATCTAGTAGCTCCTGTATCTCAGTTCTCTGTGGTTCTTTACACTGAGAGATACCAAACTCTTTATCACGGTCTAGTGTATGTCCTTCTGAAATAAACCAACCCATAAGCTCTACGTAGTCTCGGTACGCTAATGTATCTGGTTGCTCTGTTTTTAACTTCCGTGTAGACACAGGGGGCACTGTGAAGGTGTCAACAGTGTTACCCTTTAGTTTCTCTCCAGCTCTCTTGATAGTGGCTTGGTTAGGTAGGTCCGTGTAAGGACGAATGTGTGTCTCTTGAAGTTCCTGAGGCAGCCTGTGGTTAGACGTGAACTCCATCTTCAGACCACGACCATCCCGAATAATCATGTCACCTTCGTATTGCTCTTTGATAACAGAGGAGACAGCCTTGTAGACTAGCTCTCCGTCGCAGGGGGTAAGCACCTTGTCCCCTGTTTTAACAGTTTTAATATCTACCCAGCCTTTATCTGTTAATACATCTCCGTAAGGGATACAATGCCCTGAACCACCAGGGTTAGACGTAGCTCGTTGGATCAACGGTAGGCCAGTGCCTTTGGATGTACGTAGACGAGTACGCATATAGTTCCATGCGTAAGGTGAAGGCCACTGCGTTAACTCGTCAAAGCCAATCCAGTTGAAAGCCTGACCTTGGTAACGTGAGACGTCATCATCTTTATCTAGGTAGGACATCCATAGAGTAGCCCCATTAGGCATAATCCATGTCTTCTCCCTCTCAAGAAACTTAGCCCCAGGGATTGCCTTAGGGTAAAGAGATTTAGAGACAGAGATAAGTTCACGAAGTTCTTCAGTAGAGCGACGAACCAATAGCATGTTAGCTGCAGAGTTATTAAAGTAACGTACAGGGTCAGCCACCATTGCGTAGCTATTATGTGTGACAATGAAGTCATCGGTAACGTACAGGTTGTCCTTATTACTAACAGTAATACATCGACCCCTAGCTTTAGACTCGGTTTCCTTTACGGATACTACCCGTCTACCTGTCTGCTTACCTAAGATGCCAGTCCTTTTCCTCTCCAGGAGAAACAGTTGGTCTACGTCGTAACCTGTGATATAAAGACGGTAAACCTTCTGGCACATAACTTTAGTACCCTCAGCATCTCGGTAAGAGCCAACCTTATGGTAAGTGCTAACTCGGTAACCTAACGACTGCGCTAGGAACTTCACACCAGTTGCTAACTGCTCTGACACAGTGGTGTACTCCGCTCGTGCGCGTCCCTTATCACGGTAACCATCTGTATCAAGGAGACCCTGCAGCAAAGCTTTTCTTACGTCAATGCTATTATATAGGTACTCCTCAGGGATAAACTTAGAGTTACTCTTAGTGCCGATGAGACCTTTACGCAGGAGATAAGTAACAAATTTCTTCCTAGCCTTACCTACAACTCTAGTCGTGTAGTTACTCCTTCTTAAGTCAGCCCTGTCAAAAGACATGTTAGCGTAGTAATGCTCTAGGTCGTCATTATGACAAGTAAAGGAGATAGAATTGTTAACCATACACCCATCACCCAACATAACTCCAAGTGTGTAAGCATCTACCTCTGTGATCTGAGGTGTGAATACAACAGGCTCGACTGTAGGTATAATCGGAAGCCTACCTATTTGTAAGGAGTGCTTCCACATAGCCTCAGTGGATTTAACCTGTCGTCTCTGAGACCCTGCTAACCAGTAACTCCAGAGATGTTCCTTCGCTGTGTGGAACACGGTTCCATCGTCTAGGACTACTTCCCAGACTTGTTGGTCCTCCCACGCAAACAGGTGTGTTACCTTCTGGTGCCTTCCATCAGCCCCCGTTATCTCATCACCAACAGATAAACTCTTGATGTTCTTCCAGCCGACAGGTGTCAGAATATTCTGGTATTCATAAACCAGTTTACCCCCGCCAGCAGCACCACCGTAGAGGACCTCTTGTTCTGAAGAAGCAAGGAAGTCTTCTTGTGGACCAGGGTTGGCCTCGAAGATAACATCCATTGCTGCGTCTATGTCGATGTCAGGCGGTCTAACAGAAGCGGGAACCTTCTTAGATTCCTCTACAACTGCTTCAACACTCTTCTCTTCGACCAAGGGTTCTTTCTTCGATGTGCTTGGCTTTCTCGGCTGCTTCTTTGTAGCATCTGGCGAGGTAGCGGTAGTTTGAAGACTCTTTCGTACGTTGTTCTTCACTCTTAATCCTCGTTCTTAGTCCTGAGTGGGAGATATCTCGTCCACTGTTTGTGCTTAGCCAATGAGCTACATCTCTGTAGCTGTACTGCCGTAAGAAGCCCTTAGCTTTCTCTAACAATATCAACTCATCTTCGATAGGAAGGAGTATGTCTTTGTCGTCAGGGTCTTGTTCGTATCCGAAGGGCACTATCCGGCCTATCCTTACGACAGGGAGGTAGCGGTAACCGTCAGAGTCTAGAACGATCTTAGGTAGTTTGAACTCTGTTGTTATCTTAGCCATTTATCCCCCTTTTGTCAATGCTTATTTCTTAGGTGGTAGAATGAATACAGGGGAGTCACCTTTGATCTCTACCTTGTCAGCGCCTTTGAAGCCACCACGGTCAAGGATGTCCTTAGCTGCAGCCATCTTCTCTTTGTTGCCAAGTTGAGTAGGATCATCAATGACATCACGCATAGCCCAAGCAGCCTTAACACCAGTGGTGACAAGAAACTTCTTAGTCTTAGCTGCGATCTCATCCTCTAGGGCTTCAACGATGATTGTAGTGGATACGTTGTTGCTGTAGCCAGCTAACTTCTTAGCTTCAACAAAGCTACCTTGAGCTTCCTCAAAGAGGACGTCAAGGAAAGCCTGTTGCTTCTCTGTTAGTTTACGTGTCATTTGCTTTCCTGCACTTTACCGACCCATACCGTTCGCTAGGACAACAAGTCCAGGTAGCTAATGGGATTGATGCGATTGCCATGTTATTTACTCCTCTTAAACATTGCTTTGATCTCACGGGCTATCTCGTTAGGTGATGGAGCTAACCAACCTAGGATAGCTATGATGATGAGTAGGATCGAGTTAGTGTTATTCGTTGTAGCAGACTGGTCTACCTTATCTACTCGTGCATTAGGTTCTATGGAGACAGAAGGAGCAGCAGTACTTATACTTACACCTTGAACCACGTCCTTACCGATGACTGTGTTAGCAGCTACGTTAGGCCCGCCCCCTGTCAGCAGACTAAGTGGGTTTGCTCCACAACTTGTCAGAAGCATCAATACGCTTAAGACCATAAGCGACTGCAGCATACGATATGAAAGGCCAGATGATGACTTCAACAAGTGGTACGTTCTCCTGGTAGATGGTCCAAACAAGGACAGCCAGCAATACGCCAGCCGTCTCTCGTGACCATGTTTTCTTATCCGTGTTCATGACGAGCTTAACCCTCCACGTACAATCCAGGCTATGAAAGCAGCAATGAACCCACCAATGACAAACAGCAACCCCTTGTCTAGGAGCTGCTTCTTCTTTTCTTCGTTAGCAGCCATAGTTGCTACAGTCTGGTTGAGCAGAGCTAAGGTTGTATTTAGGGTGTGTAGGGATTCCCCCAAGGTGTCCTGCTCTTCCTCTAGTTTCAATACTCTGCGTTCTAATTGGTCGGTCATGTAAGTTAGCCACTTTAGTTGTGAGTG